CAAATTCTGATTTAATTAGATATGTAAAAGAAAGTGCATATACTAATGGTGTTGCTGCAACTGATGAAGGTTCTGCATTAAGTCAAACTGATTTTAACTTAACAGCTTCAACTGCGCCAATAGAAACAGTTGGAACTTATTTAAGACTATCAAGACAAATGTTAGAAGATACAGAACAATTAAGTTCTTATATTTCTGCAAGAGTGCCTAGTAAATTAATGGCTGCTGAAGATGACCAACTTTTAGGTGGTAATGGTGTTGCACCAAATCTTCACGGATTAAGAAACACAGGTACAGCTTGGAGTAATAATGCTTCTGGATTTGCTGCTGGTGTTATTTCTAACCCACAACAATTTGATGTTTTATTAACTGCTGTTAATCAATTAGCAAAGTCTAATTATACAGCTGATTATATTTTAGTTAACCCTACTGATTTCCACAAAATTTTAGCGTTAAAAGATTCTGATAACAGATATCTAAAAGACCAAGTTTATAATGGTTTACAACCTAACTTTATGGGAATTCCTGTAATGGTTAATACTGCAATGGCAGCAGATGAATTTATCGTAGGTAATTTCTCAACTGGTGCTCAATTATGGGTAAGAGAAAATGTAAGTGTTGAATTCTTTGAGCAAGATTCTGATAATGTTCAAAAGAACTTTATCACAGTTAGAGTTCAAGAAAGAATTGGATTTACAACTTATTTACCGAATGCATTCTGTAGAGGAGCTTTCTCAACAGTAATCGCAGCTCTATAATAAATTAGAGTTTAACACAATTAAAAAAGGGGAGTAGTTAATTCTATTCCCCTTTTTCTTTTTCAATTATGAACAAATATAATTACAGCCTATTTAAAAAGTCTGTAACTAAACTATTAGCTGTATAATATTCAGGTAAATCAGCATTTACGCCAATCATATCTAAATATTTTACTGCGTCTTTTATTAAATCTTCTCTAATTTTTTCAGGAGTTCTTTTATCCTTTGACCAATCAACGCCAATATATGAAGTTGCGGCATAATTAAAAAAGACATCGGAAATTCTAGCTTTTTCTAGTTGAGTTTCCATTTGTAAAGTATCTATACTCATTTTATTAAATTTAAAATTATAAGATAAATATAAAGAAATCTTTTTTATAAAAAAAATTTTTTCTTTTAAAAGAATTTTATATATTTACACTATAATTAAATAAAATTAAAAATGAGAATAGTTAATTATAATGAATTAGTAAAAATTTTAAAGTCTGGGGCATATAATAATGTATATGGACCAAAACCTAGTTCATACGAATTTAATCAAGCTAAACAAGGTTTAAATAATAAGAAACTTTGGAAAGTAGTTTAATAATAATATAGATGCTGGTAACCAAAGTAGAGCAGAAACATTAAATTCAATATCAAAGATAGGTTTATTAACCTTAGTGCGAAAATTAAGTAGTCAAGTTCGAAATGGCAGCATCTTTTTAAAATAAAAATTATGAAGAATATATTTACAATTATAGAAAAAATCCAAATGCCAATTATATATTTTGCGGCAATTTATTTTGCAATACACACATTAATTTGTATAATAACTCACTAATATGTATATAAGTAAAAAAGCATTAAGGCACTATTTAAGAACGACAAAAAAAGATATTGAATTCCAAAAAAGAATTAAAAGGTATTTATTTTATGGTTTACCCATATTTACTTTTGCAATGATTTTAATAATCAATTTTATCTTTTATTTATTAATTGGGAGAACAGGATAATGGCAATACAAAAACATAAAATAACAGACTTTGTAAAGCCATTAAATACTATTTTAAGAAAGAATAAACCTAAATGGAATAATGATGATTGGTATTATATTATGAGTCATTTTAAAGCCATTATAGTAAGATTAAATGAAATAGAAACAAGAGATGAAAATAAAAACAGCAGTTCCGAAGATACGACCAAACGAAAAATTAATAAAGTCGTGTAAAAAATGTAAAACCAAATTTATAACACATTCTGATTTTGAGCTAAATTATTGTTCAATTTATTGTTATTTAGAAAGTTAGTTTATATATTAGTTAAATCTTGGCTAGGAATCAAGAAAGTTTTTCATAAATAATTGGTTTAAAGTGGTAATGTATCTCAAAAGCATTACCACTTTTTTTTATACCTTAGATATGTGGACAATAATCAAAGAGGTTGTTTTGCTGAACAATTATTTGCAGTTGAATGTTTAAAAAGAGGTATTATAGTTTCTTATCCAATAATAGATTCAAGCCCCTATGATTGTATTGCAGATAAAGAAAATAAGCTATATAAAATTCAAGTTAAATATTCTGGTAAAGGTTATTTAAATCATAGAAAAACAGTTCAATGTAATTGGCATTTGTCTTATACAAAACAAGATGTTGATTATTTTGCTGTATATGTAGAAATGTTTAAAGGCTTTTTTATATTCCCAAATAATGGGATTCAAAAATGTATTCGTGTAAGTCCAACAAATGCAAATTCAAAATATTTTAATAACTTTGATTTTATGTAAGTTTTTACATTCATTTTTTAGGGAAAGCACCATTAATTTTAATGGTGTTTTTTTTTACTAAATTTGTAATATGATTTATAGAATTATAATGTTGTTTTATAATATTATGGAACAACAAAAAAAGAAAAAACAAACTAAAGAATGGAAAGAAGCTTATAAAAGAGAAACAAAACAAATAAAATAAGTTATGTTATATACAAGTAATCCTTTAAATGAGTTTCATACTCAAATCAAAATAAACGCTACAACTGGAAGTGAGATTGTCGCAACATCAGTAGCAAAAGATTATATGCGTGTTGATACAAATGCAGATGATACTTTAATAGGTCAAATGATAACACAAGCTAGAATAATTTGTGAAAATTATATTAGTAGAGATATTGTGGCAAAAAATAGAACATTATATTTAGCAAGTGCTGATGAAAGATTTGTATTACCATTTGGACCAGTTGCTTCAATTAGTTCAATAACAGTAAAAGGAACAACATTAGCTGGAACTGAATATGAAACATACGGACTTGATGACACAATTATTGAACTGGATAATTTACCAGCAGAAGAAATAAAGGTAACTTATGTAACAAGTGGACTTAATGATAGTTTTTTAATTCAAGCAATATTACAAATGGTTTCAACTTATTACGATAACAGAGCAGATTTTATAATAGGTGCTGCTGTTAATGAATTACCTACAAATGTAAAAAGTAGTTTAAGTAGTTATAAAAATGTATTTATATAATGGACGCAGGAAAATTAGATAGCAGAATATTAATCAAACGATTAACAAAAACAAGTGATGGCTTTGGAGGATTTACATCTACAAATGCAACTGAAGCAACTATTTGGGCTAACTTGAAATTTAATAGTGGAGATGTTAATCAAAAAAATGGTAAAAGAAATCGTGATTTAGAAATTGAAATAATTGTTAGAAAAAAAACAGCAGACACTATTGAAATAACTGATTTATTACAAATTGAAAATCAAGCAGGGTTTTATAATATAAGAGATAAATATGATGTGGATAGAAAAGATTATGCTAAAATTATCGCTGTAAAAAGGAATTAATGAAACAAGCATTTGAAATAAAACTTGGTAAACAAAGTAAGGCGAAATTAAGTAAAAAGCTATTTGAATTAAGGCAGTTTTCTGAATTACAATTTCAATATGAAGTTCATAAAGCTGGTTTAACAATAGCAGCTGATATTAAAAGACCACCGATACCAGTTGATACAGGAAATCTAAGAAGTAATGTAAGATGGAACGGCAAATCTATAAAATCAGCTGCACCTTATTCGGCATATTTAGAACACGGGACTCAATATATGAAGCCACAACCATTTTTCTTTTATAAAGTTCACGCTGGAGTTGCATTATTATTAAGGAATGTTGAAACAAGATTAAAAAAATTAATTAGAAGATGAAAGAACCAATACATTATATTAGACAAAAAATAATTACAAGATTAAATGGAAATGTATCTTATGGTGGTAATAATGTTCCAGTTTATAATCGTGTACCAAGTTCGCAAGATGAACCATATATAATTGTCTATTCACAAATTACCTCACAAACTGAAGATAATAAAAGCAGTTTTATTTATGATTGTACGACTAGGATTGAAGTTGTTACTGCTTATTTTTCAGATGATGGTGGGGAATTGCAAACAAATTCTATTGTAAATAGTATATTGCAATTAATAAAAACATCAAAAACAGATGAATTTGATTTAAGCAGTCAAAATTTTAATGTTTATCAATTTAATCTTGATGGTGTTACTTATACCGAAGATGCAGATGAAGATAAAACATATTTCAGAGCATTTATAGATATAACAAATAGAGTTCAACAAAATTAAAAGTAATGACAAAAAAAAGTACATCATTTTCAAAACATATAAGCATAAAAGAAGCTTATTCTGGTTCTAATACAGCTAAAAAACACAAAATAGATAATAAGCCACCAAGATATGCAATGGAAAATATGAAAATATTAGCTGAAGAATTATTTGAACCATTAAGAGAAGAAATTGGTCACCCAATAAGAGTATCAAGTTTTTTTAGAGGAAAAGAATTAAACGCTGCTTTAAAAGGTGCAGAAAATTCACAACATTTAACAGGTCACGCTATAGATTTAATTAGTAGTGGTAAAATGACTAATGCAGATATATTTTATCTAATTAAAAATAATTATGATTATGATAAATTAATTTGGGAGATGGGAGATGATAAAAACCCAGACTGGGTGCATGTTTCTTATGTTAAAGGTGCTAATAGAAAATTAGTTTACCAAGCATACAGACAACCTGGAAAAGGATTTTCAACTTATAAATGGTTTGATTTAGATAATAAAGATGAGCAAGAAAAAGAAGTTTAAAGATACTGGCGTAGGTAAATTCTTAGCAAGTGCTGGTTCAGGTATTGTAGATTCATTAGGAGATGTGTTACCTGATAAAGGCGTATTTGGAATAGTAAAAAACCTAATTGAAAAAGACCCAGTATTACCAGCAGAAGATAAAGAAAAAGCTTTAGCATTGTTAAATCAAGACACTATAGAAATGCAAGAAGTTTCTAAAAGGTGGGCGAGTGATATGCAAAGTGATTCGTATTTATCTAAAAACACAAGACCGATGGCATTAATATTTTTAACTATATCTATGGTATTGTTAATATTTGTTGATTCATCAGGATTAGAATTTTCAGTTGATAGTGGTTGGATTGACTTGTTAAAAAGTTTGCTAATTACTGTTTATGTAGCTTATTTTGGTTCTCGTGGTGCAGAAAAATTTAAATCAATAAGTAA